GAAAGATGCATTCGCGTATGATGTAGTAGATACCTTTGCATACGCAGGAGTTCAACTGGCAAACTATATTGTGGTAGGAAAGAACGCGACCAGTGAATCACAGATAGCAGAACTCATGGTTGTGTCTGACGGCACAGCACCATATATTGTTTCAGATGTTGCAAATATCAGCACACATTCAGCAACCAGTAATTTAATGAATTTCACTGTGGCACATAACGGGAGTAACGTTGAATTACGTGCAGAAAATACACAACAAAACACAGACACCACAGTCAACATGTACAGGATAGCCCTAACAAGGTCAGCAGGTGCACCTAGTTCAATCGCGACACTGGACACTTTTGATAAGACCGTTTACAGAAGCGCCAAGTACACAGTTTCAGTAAGTGACACTGAGACCGGGGCACTGGGCCATTACGAAACGACTGACATCAATGTAACACACGATGGAACCAATGTTTATTTTTCGGAATTTGGTAGGGTTGGAAACAGCACTTCGAACCTAGTGGCATTCTCCACTGATATAAGTGGTAACGATGTGAGGTTGCGAGGCACGATAAGTAATACTAATACACACACGGTTACAGTGGTGAGAAGGGTAATGAAAGTTTAACATGGCACAGCAGGTAATAGGAATAGGAACTAATGCCAATGACGGCACAGGTGATACGCTACGTGCCGCAATGGATAAAATCAATGATAACTTCACAGAAGTCTATACGGCTCCTGGTATATCATCTGACGCCATCCTTATCAGTGGAAACCAAATTGCGTCAATAAGAAGTAATGACGACCTAAATTTTGCGCCTGCTGGTACAGGAACAATTAATTTCCCAGCAATTAGATTCAACGACAACAACATCGAAGGCACACGATCCAACGAAGACATAAATTTGAAACCTGCAGGTACAGGGTCTGTTGTGTTTGGTGCAATCAAAATTAATGGTACAAGTCTTAGTTCAGACGATTCAACAACAATTAATATCAATGAAGGACTTATAGTAGATGGAACAATAAATGTTACTGGTGCATCAACATTGTCAGGTGCGACCAATCTAGGATCAACTCTTGCTGTTCCGTCAGGGCTCACAACACTATCAACTTTGACTGTGACCAGCACCACAAGTTTGGCTGGGACAACGACAATAGATAATCTTACTTTCAATGACAACATCATTGGAACATCTTCAAATGCTGATCTTAACCTGACACCGGGTGGTACAGGAAGTGTTGTCGTATCAAATTTGACTGTTGATTCAAATATCAACATAACTGATAACGAAATTACAACAACGCAATCCAACTCTGACCTAGTCATTGCACCTTCAGGAACAGGGCAAGTGGTTATGTCAAAAGCAGACATCAATGGTGGCACCATTGACAACACAGTTATAGGTGCCTCGACACCATTGGCTGGAACTTTCACTACGCTTACTGCAAACACTTCAGCAGTGGTCGATGGAATTACTATTACAGATAACACGATATCAACAAACGCATCAAATGCCAATTTAGAATTAACAGGAAACGGATCAGGTGGGGTCACTGTAAGTGGATTTACTTTTCCAACTTCAGACGGCACGTCAGGCCAGTTCGTAACAACAAACGGACTTGGAGTTTTATCTTTTGCAACGGCCGGTGCAACATTGACTCATTCTGCTATTTCAGATGCTACAACAACAGTGGCCAGTTCGGCAACTTCAACTTTGAACACTTTTGCTCTGGCAACATACAGAAGTGCAAAATATTACATAAGTGCAGTTGATGCCACAAACGGTAGACACGAAATTGTTGAGGCCAACGTCACACACAACGGATCGGATGCTTTTATCGCCACGTTTGGTTCTGTGTCAAGTTCTGCTACTGGTTTGGCAACGTATTCTGCCGATGTTGATAGTGGCAATGTTAGATTAAGGGTGACTAACATATCTGACAACAGCACAGTATTCAAGTTTCAAAGAACTGTAATAAACGTTTAATAATTTTTTATAAATTTAACACATTAATGAGAAAATTCACAAGGAATCATAGACATCGCCGGTCGCCGCAATCAGAAATAAATCGCCTAAAGGAGGCAGTCAAGCGTGAGAACGACAAAGTCGAGCGTGAAAAACTGCTACAACAACTCGAACACTGGATACGGGCACAGAATAATACTCAGTAACTTCCAATAAATACGCTTGTAAGGAGTAAGATTAATGGCAACACCAGTGTGGACAACCACAGCAGGTAAACTGGCGACATTCAATGAAGACAGCTCATATTCTCTTCAATTAGAAGCGAATACTAGTGATTCAACGGCTATAACTTACTCCGTGATAGCAGGAAGCCTCCCGACAGGAATGTCAGTCACATCCACAGGCTTACTTACAGGTACTCCGGCCCAGGTTGCCAAAAGAACTCTTTACACCTTCGTCGTGCGAGCCACGGCCGGCAGTACAGTCACAGACAGAACTTTTACACTTGATATTGAGGGACAGGACGCTCCTGTATTCACAACAGCATCGGGACAGTTACAACTTGCAGACTCGACTAGAGTTGGATTGTATTGGGCGTTGGATGGGGAAAGGGTTGAATTCCAAATGGTGGCTACTGACGCAGACACCAGACCAGGTGGTGCTGTAAGTTTCAGTATTTCAGAAGGAATATTACCACCAGGACTTTCCATGAACTCGGCAGGACTTATATCAGGAACTGTCAAACTGACAGATGATTACTTTGAAGACTCAACTAGACAAATAGCATTGACCTTTGCTCTCACTATGCGAGTCAGTGACGGAACCAGTGTGACAACACAGGAAAATAATATTTTTGTATATTCTGCTGATTATTGGAACGTAAACAATCCTAACATCACAACAGACATGACCGAGATCAACGGTGTGCCTGTAACAATGGACCATACTAGTCAGAGGAGACCTGTATTCATTACCGATGCCAGCCTAGGAACATTTAGACATGACAACAAGGTGGTAATAAAAATAGACATAGACGACTTAGACAGCACTGGTAATCCATTTGTGTACACAATCCAGTCTGGCGCTCTGCCATCAGGACTTGCTATTGATTCAAGTTCAGGTGAAATATACGGAAACCTAGGTAGGCAGGGAGAAGTTACAAAAGATTTTACATTTACAATTAGAGCTACCAGAACAATGGATACTGGACAATTGGTTTTTACAGACAAACAGTATAACATGACAGTAATAGGTGACCTAGATATAGGTGTAACATTTACTACTGCCTCAAAAGTTGGTACGCTGACAGCGGATATTCCTAGCACATTGGCCATTGAGGCCACGGCAACAGAAGAAAATAGAGTACTATCATTTTCTCTTACTTCTGGATCTTTGCCACCAGGCATTACACTTTCACCATTGGGTAATCTTGTTGGAACAATCGATCCCAGCGAATTAACAGATTCTACAAGAACTTTTACTTTTACAGTTACAGCACAGGACCAATATCAAGAATCCATTTCATCAAAAGAATTTACTTTGGATATAAATGTTCCATACACAACGATAGAATATGGAAATCTCATGGGCCACGCAACTTCTTTTATAGATCAAAATATATTTTACAATATAGCACAGGATCCAAACATAAACTCACCAACTGAAATTTATAGACCTGAGGACTCAAACTTTGGAATGCGTCTAAGACCTGAAATGCTAATGATGGCAGGTATAGAACAACAAACACTTACCACATACCAGAATCAAATGGAATCCAATCACGCACCTATAACATTATTCTTTGGTGAACTTAAAACAGGTAAAGCAAAAGTGGCAGGAACTGTTTTATATGAAGTAATATATTTAGAAATGCACGATCCTTTTGTGAACAATGACGGAGTTGAAACCGGTGCAACAACAATTAGACCAAATGCTGTTGAGAACATGCGAGATAGAATGAAAGCATTGGGAAATGATGAATGGACTTTCTTACCTTTATGGATGAAAACAGAACAAGACGGAGAAGTTGGACCTAAAGGATACATAAAGGCTGTACCGATCTTATATTGTAAGCCAGGTACTTCTGGAAAACTGAAGAAAAGGATAGAAGATCTAAAACTTAACTTTAAAAATATTGATTTAATTATTGACAGATATACGGTTACTAAAGCCAAGGTAGATCCTAACACTTTCACAGGCGATGGATCCACAGTATCCTTCGAACTTGAGGAAATTGTACATGAAGAGGATATCTTGGTAAAAGTAGGAACAACTACACAGACGCTGGATACAAATTTTGAACTTACACACAACACATCAACAGTAAAAACAACGATTACGTTCCTAACAGGAGCACCTTCAGACGGAGATGTTATAACCGTGGAGAGAAGCAACGATAAATATCTAAGATTTAGGGATATAACATAATGGCAAGTAAAATAGTACCAGGAAACATAGACGGAACGTACCCAACAGCAGGACAGGACAATAGTTCTCAGGGCCTAAGGGACAACTTCAATGCAATCAAAAACAATTTCACAGAAACAAAAACAGAAATAGAAGACCTACAAAGCAACAAGGCCAACTTGAATGCGACCAATGATTTTGCAGGAAACACTATCACAGATGCTGAACTAAAAGACAATTCGGAAACAGTTTTTGCACATGGAACTACAGGTGGTTCTATCACATTGAATCATGAGAACGGACACTATCAAACTCTTACTACAAATGCTTCAATAACTCTTGCATTTACAAATTTGCCGGCCGCAAGTAAATTAGGCAGGATCATATTTGACGTCAATGTCACATCAAATGCTCACACAATTACCATACCAACAGCGGTAATAGTTTCGGGTGGCGTAACGGGTGGCGACGGAAGCTCAGACACAATCACTGTGCCTACTTCAGGCAGATATCTGTATGAGTTTATGAGTCCGGACAGCGGAACCACTATTTTAATGCATCAGTTAGGCAACAACTACATCTAATAGGAGGTAGTAATGTATTTTCATCCATTACAAGAAGAAATAGGAAACTTATCCGACGAGGACATTTCAAAGAGAATTAAAGAACTTTCTCGTAAAGTCAACACTGCAAGAAGGTTTGGAAGAAATCCAGACATGTTGGCACAACTCAATCATGCTCTAGCAACATACAGAAATGCAATTAGAGAAAGAAGATTAGAGCAATGGCACAAGAACAACAAGAAACTTCGTAACGAACCAGATATTGGTGACCTGATAAACATGGAATAGTAAATAGGTTTGATGTCAAACAGTTTTACTTGGAAGACCAAATTTAAATCAATTATAGTAGTAGACGGTGAATTGTTTTCTAACGAGTATGATGTAAAGATAAGTCTTACTCCACACACTGCGAGCCTGCAAGAACAAACAGCATATTTCGACAGACTTAAAAGTCTTTTTGAACAAGTGTTTGCAAACACAGTTACTACATGGAGAGATGAACCTCTGTATGAAGTTCTCAAAAAAAATACCAACAATAGATTTATTGAATTACCAAGACCTCCCTATGATCAAATAATGGCGGCAGTCTGTTTCTGCAAAGCAAATAGCATTCTAGATTCTAAAATGGTAATAAATCATATAGACTTGTCATCATGGCAAGGTGACGGTATTACCTATTCAGTTGACAAAGACAGCAAAGAGCTTATACTATTAGATAGGCCTAACTGGTTCTCAAAAAAATATGAAAATTTTGATCCCTGGTGGTTGAGGCCGGACACAGCAACATATGATAAAGAAACAGACAAAGGCATATACACAGGACACTTTAGTTGGACTAACCAGCAGATTCCAGTTGACAAGAGGCACGAAGAACATGCTAAAATATTCGAGTTCAACCCGAAAGTTTTAGATGGCGGAAAAGACAAAAATAAATGATCACGGAGACGTGCTGTTCACGGAACAGGACGCAATAGAACTTCTATACACAGATCCAACATTTGACATCAGCAAACTTTTTTTTGAAGACCCTGACAAATATAATTCGTGTGTAAAAGATCTAGGATTGGATCTTCCAATTATACATAAAGCACCTAAACGGGACGAATTATCAGAATTTGATAGTAAGAACACAGACAACTGGCACATGCCTGAAAAATATTACCAAATTAATGTACTGCAATGGCTTCTAGACAAGTGTCAAAATGATGCTGAGAAACAGCGTGTGCAGGAAGAGTATGATCTATTTGAAAAGAAAAAGTTCGTACGTGTTTTGCAGTTCTTGATATATTTTGTGGACACACTCAGAGCCAATAATATAGTTTGGGGTGTGGGAAGAGGTTCAAGTGTTTCAAGTTTCTGTTTATTTTTGATAGGAGTACACAAGATAAATCCTATGCTGTATAATTTGGATCACCGTGAATTTTTGAGATGATAAGTAATTAAAATAGGAGCATATTATGGTAGCAAGAGCACCCCGAAAAAGAATGTACAGATCAATGCAAGGACGTATGATCGACATTGAAAAATTAAGAGCGTCAAATGAAACTGTACAGGCAGTTGGTAATATGAATGTCAACGCCAGAGGAGACCAAAGTGGTCCAGGAGGCAAGGTAGTCACAACCAAAGAACAAGTGGTTGCAAAATACTATGAAGCACCTAAAGGAGTAGTAGACGACACTCCAGCAAGAAGCAAACCAACACCAGCGGTAGCACCAAAGCAACCTGAGGTAAAAGTTATGCCACCAATTACGCAAAAGGCTCAACCAAAAACAGAGACTAAGAAAGTAGCCACTAAAAAAACAACAAGTACTGCCAAAAAAGGAATAGACGCGGCACTTGACGGACTAGAATAAATCACGTATAATACTTCTACATGGGACAGATAGAAGACTTACAATCAAAAGGATTTGGATCGCACGGTGGAAAGCAATACACCGTAGAGAACGATATTATACCTTTAAAGAAAAGAGTATTAGTTTCAGACATGCACTTTGGAGAGACTAAATCCAAAGGTGGGATCATACTAGTTGACGATGACGGCACAGCAGAAGGCATACACCCTAGATGGGGCAAGGTCTACGCAGTGGGCAAGTTACAAGAAGATGTAAAAGTAGGACAATGGATAATGGTGGCACATGGAAGATGGTCGAGAGCATTCAAGGTAAAAAGAAAAGAAAAAGGATCTGCTGGTGAGATAGGTGTTGAACTAGAAGTTAGAATGATAGATGAGAATGACATTTTACTTGTATCAGATGACGAACCAGAATTCAACAGAAAACAGGCAGGTTACATCAACATGGGCGGTGCCCAACAGATGACTAAACTACCTGGCAATGACTAGACCAATTCAAGTAGAAATCAAAAAGTTAGTGACAATGGCAGACCTTGGACTTGGGGTCAAACGTCCTTTAAACAAAGAAAAGAAAAAATGGATACAAGGACTAACAAAGAATAAGACACAGAAGCCAATACTTGTGGCACCAATCAAAGATAGTGGATACTTTATATTAATAGACGGATGGCACAGGGTACAAGCACTGAAGAAACAAAGTAAAAAAATAGCATTGGCAATCAAAGTGCCTGTTGCACAAGGACTTCAACTGGCAAAAGCAAACAAAATTCTCAGAGATGTAGACAGAGAATCAAAGTTCAAGTTAAAAGTTTCTGGTTTAATTAATGATTGGGCACAATCTCAAATTGACAAATAATCTATTTGTGTTATAATACTCATATGCGTATAGGTTTCTGTTGCAAATGGCTAAATGATACATCTGAATTTGGTGGCATGAAAGTGAATGCCAAGGATCGAGAACTGAACGGCAGATCGACAACAATGCGTTGGTTACGTGAACATCCAGAAGATGCAGTGCAAAGGCAATGGGACATCATGAACCATAATGCCACAGCCGCACGTAGATTGCTAGAACGTGTTGGCACACTTCCACCCGAACGTAGGATGGTCAGACTTGGTAGTGAGATGCTACAAGGCTACACAGAGAAAGACTGGAAGGCATGGTGGCAACAACCACACATACAAGACCATTGTGAAAGATTGTTTTCACCTGTTGGTGACATGGCAAGAAGATTAGATGTCAAAGTTAGTTTTCATCCTGGACAATTCTGTGTGCTTTCGAGTGTGACTCCGGATATTGTAGAACGTAGCATAGAAGAATTTGAATATCATGCGGACATGGCACGTTGGATGGGTTTTGGCAAGTCATTCCAAGACGGTTGCAAAATTAACGTACACATTTCAGGCAGGCAAGGCCCTGATGGCATACGGAAAGCACTTCCAAGACTTTCACAAGAAGCAAGAAATCTAATCACAATCGAGAATGACGAGATGGGTTGGGGACTAGATGCAAGTCTAGAACTGGAAAAGGATCTAGCATTGGTTATGGATATACATCATCACTGGATCAGGGACGAAGAATACATCGAAGCAAATGATGACAGAGTCAAAAGAGTTGTAGACTCATGGCGTGGACAACGTCCTACAATGCACTATTCGTATTCTAGAGATGAACACTTGGCAGTTGCAAACTTAGGTGACAAGACGCACACAGAAATGCACAACATCAAGGATTTACTAGACAGAGGTTGCAAGAAACAGAAACTACGAGCACACTCTGATCTATTACCAAACAGAAAAGTAAATGACTGGGCACTATCATTTTCTGAAAACTTCGACATACAGGTTGAAGCCAAAGGTAAAAACATGGCCTCGGAACAATTATATAGACAATACCTAGACAATTCTGTATAATCAATAACACTAACAGGAGATACAAATGAAAATACTATGCGTATTATACGACGACCCTAAAGGCGGAATGCCTGAGAGTTATCCACTTACGGATCTCCCCAAGTTAGAGAAGTATCCAGATGGCATGACGCTACCATCACCAAAAGGCAGAGATTTCAATGCAGGTGATTTGTTAGGTTGTGTGTCGGGTGAACTAGGACTGAGAAAGTTTCTAGAGGACGCAGGACATGAACTTGTTGTTACTTCTAGTAAAGACGGTGATGACTGCGAAGCCGACAAACACATTGTTGACGCAGACGTAGTGATATCACAACCTTTCTTTCCTTACTATCTTACTAGGGAAAAAATAGAAAAAGCAAAAAACCTAAAAATGGCAATCACGGCAGGTATCGGATCTGATCACGTGGACTTACAAGCGGCTATGGACAACAAGATTGATGTTGTCGAAGTGACGTACTGTAATTCTAGATCAGTTGCTGAACACATTGTAATGATGATCGTTTCGATGGTCAGAGACTACCACACTCAACACAGAATAGTGAATGAGGGTGGCTGGAATATTGCTGACGCAGTACAGAGAAGTTATGATGTGGAAGGAATGCACATCGGTACAGTTGCGGCGGGAAGAATTGGTCT